TCTATATTGTCTAGTTGTAATTCCTTGTGCAGCACTGAATGCTAGAGGGTGATTAGTGTTTGAAGCATCAGATGTATCAAAACGATATGTATTGTCATCTANAAGTGTNAAACTTCCTGCTTCATTACCATNAATAAAGTATCTGTTAACGACTCCAGTTACTAATTCTAGAGTTCCACTTGCTCCTGCACCATTTGAGATAGTATCTGTTTGAGCATCTTGGAATACTCCTGTTACATTGCTAAGATATAAGTAATCAGCACCGACAAATGATACGGTACCTGTAGCATTTGATACAGAACCTGTAACCGTATTTCCTACTGCAAATGTTCCTGTAATACTTGAGAGTTCTAATCTAGCTCTATCTGCAACTGTAACTGTAAATGTTGTGGTTGGAGGGTTTCTAAACTCAATGGATACTGGAGTTTCACCTGTGTCTGTGTATCCAGTTCCTGCGTTAGTAATTGTTCCAGAAAAACCAGGTATGGTAATATTTGCTGTTGCTCCTATTCCATTTCCTGTAGTTGTAAATGCAACGTTATTATAAGTTCCTGCAGTATATCCAGATCCTGATGCAGTTATTGTTCCAGATAATGATTGTACATCTAACTGTGCGGTTCCACCAGATCCTGCACCTCCCACAAATGTAATTGTAGGTGCTGCCTCATATCCACTTCCTGCAGTGTCAAGAGCAATTGATCCAATTCTACCTGTCTTTTCATCTAGTACAGAACTTATAACAGCTTCAACTAAGTTTTCTCCTGCAACTGGTTCGGGTGTAAGTTTTATAGTTGGGTTTGATCTATATCCTAAACCTTGTGAATCTAAATTTATAGACGCAATAGCAAATCCTAAAGTCGCAGTTGCAGCTGCACCTGATCCTGTGGTATCTCCAGTTCCTGGCGTAATTGTTACTGTTGGAGTAGCAGTATTGGCATAAGTTCCACCTGTGCCTACGATAATGGCGTCAAGATTTTGACCCATTGTAACTGATAAGTTTTCGCCAGATCCACCTGAGTCGGTAATCGTGATTATTGGTGCACCAGTATATCCAGTTCCACTATTTGTGATTGTGAGACTAGTAATTGCATCTCCCGTAATATTTACGTTTGCTGTAGCAGTAACACCTTGGAAGAACATGTTACCAGAACCAGCTCCAGTTATATTAACAGCAGTTCCATTGTTAGCGTTTGACTCTGATGATGCAACTTTAAAGTTATTTCCATCTACACGAATAGCATAATAAGTTCCTGCAGCAAGACCTGTAGGTGCTACAGCGTTTGAGTCTAATGTTGTTGTATCTAAGGATATTTGTTGTCCAGTCTCAAATGGGTGATTATCAATATTGATACTATCGTTTGCTATGTCAACGGTAGAAACTCCACCTACAAATGTTTGTTCTGGAGGAGCAGCAAAAGCAGCAGTTGGTGATACAAAACCACTACCACCCGCATCTACTGTTACAGCAATAACTCTTTGCCCAGAACTTAATTGAGCAGTTCCTGCACCACTACCTGTACCAGAGAGAGTAACGTCTGGAACTGCAGTGTATGACATGTTACCTCTATTGGTAACTGTAAATTTCTTAATCTCACCAGTTGTAGCAATTGTTGCTGTTGCTGTTGCAATTGTGTTTGGATTTGATGTAAGTTCAACGGTATGAGATCCACCAACGTATCCGTTTCCTGCACTATCAAGATTTAATGAACCTAAACCATTTTTAAATACGATAAATGCTCTGGATGAGAAGTTTGCTGCTTCAGACGAACCAAACAATAAACTATCAGAAAAACCTCTAACTCTTAGAGCACCTTGAACAGAACTACCAAAAGCAATTGACTTATTAACGTCAAAGAATACTGCCTCTTTTACGATTGTCTCAGCGTTAACAACAAAGTCTTCTTGACCAGAAGGGTCAACGATAACCTGACCTGTAGTAGATGTAAGACTGTTACCCGCAATTCTTAAATTACCAGTCTCAATAAACGCAGGGAATATATTAGTTGTTCCAGTTGAGTCACTTAATGTGATGTTTGCAGCAGACTGAGCTGTTGATGTAGCAGCAAATGATACATTACCTGTCTCTTGGTCTACAGAAAATGCATCACCAACACGGAAGTCACCGTCTTGGTCTGTAGATGAAAATAATACTTTACCACTATTAAGTTCTTCTACTTCATTATTCTGAACTGCAAGTGATGGGTCATTCGTAAAGTCTGCACCAGAACCAACATAACCAAAGTTATGTGCAGTCAATATAAGTTTTACACCAGAACCATCTGCCTGTACACCTTTTTGTCCGTATACACATGCAGATGCAACTGAACGCATTTCTGCACCAAANGCAGAATAGTCAGCAGTGATAACAGATGTAGCAGTATCACCACCACTAGATCTAATATCAGATGTTCCACCAGAGACGTCTGTAAAGGTCGTAGAGGCGTCTGTACCGTTAGCATGGAGCAATAGTACTGTATTGATATCTGAACCATACTCACTTGTTGTTGGAGTAAATCCTGCAGTAAAACGAGCAGAACCTTTACTGATTCTTACTTCATCAACATGTCCGTTAAATGCTTGTGTAGGACTTGCTTGATAATCAGAACCTATGATAACAGGTTTTGTTGATCCGTAATCATTAGAGTCTGTATATGTGCCTAACTCAGTTCCATCTAAGAATAATTTTGTTGTACCACCACTTCTTGCTACTGCAACATGATAGAATGTGCCTGTTGCTAATGTACCACCACTAATTTGTGATGTATTTCCTACTGCATAATGTAATGTAGTTCCATCAAGATACATTGTAGGTGCTGTATCTGTAGCAGAATTATCTCTAAGATCAAATATCCTCTGTACACCTGATACACTGCCAGGTCTTATGAATGCTTCTAGACACCAGTTCGCTGTACCAAATCCAAAGTCTTCGTCACTTGGAACTTTTACGTTATCCTCAGTTCCGTCTAATAGTATGGATGCTGTGCCAAACTTTTTCTGTGCTGTATCTAACTGTGAGTCACCAAATCTACTTAATACCTTAACTGGTTTATTGACAGTTGTAAATTCACCAGTTCCTTTTCCTGTAATGAATACATATGTACCATCATTGCTTGCAACCACACCTCGTGCAACCGCTTTCTTATAAGTGACGTTACCAGTTGTTGTGCCAGATGCAGAACTGTCTGTATATGTAAAAGTATTGTTATCTACTTTTGTAATCTGATAGAAGTTATCAGTTCCTGCACCACTAATATGATCTGCATAGATGTAGTCATTAGTTGATAGACCATGTGCAGTTCTTGTCAGTGTAATTGTAGCACTAGATCTTGCATAAGTTCCTGACTGGAAACTATTTTCTAATTGATATGCAACCTCAGATGTAGAGAATGTTCCACTAACACCACCTAGTTTCAATCTAGTATTACCAGAACCAGATTTACCAGTTGTACCTTGAACACCTTGAATACCGATAGATGCAAAATAGTTGAAGCAATTCAACCACTCTACACGCATACCATTAGTAATCTTTACACCAACCTGATTAGGTGTAATGAATGTACACTCATTGAATAATACAGAACTATGCTGTGATGCAGATGCAACATTTGCACCATCTAATAGAGCACCACGTCCTGCATCTCCCTGTGCATATCCATAAGGATCTGAACCAGATACTACACTACCTTTTGTTAATACAGTAATTCTCTCAACATAAGGACTCTGTGTAGAGTTCATGTTTGATACTACAACAAAAGCATATCCTTTATCGTTGCCACTGTCGTAGAAAAAATCTTTGATTGTTAAGTCTGAGATATGTGCATCACCAGACAATATAAATGCATTATTATTATTTGTAACAGATGTTGGTTTTACAGATGTGGATCTTAGATTGGTTCCACGTAATGTAACACCATCAGGAATAGTCATTGGGAATGCTTCCTGATATTCGCCAGGTGCAACTATGATTGTATCACCTGATGTGGCAGTTGTAAGTGCCTTTGTAATAGTAAGAAAAGGTGTATCGGGATGTAAACCACCATTACCACCATTAGGAAGAGTTGAATTATCCGAACCTACCGATGCAACATAAAAAGTATTGCCCTGACCATTCGTTATGTCAGTAGACAACATAGAAGTAACCACCTCACCCGTGTTGGGTTTCTGGTTTGCTACTTCAATTATATTTGATCCGTTTCTAGCGTATAACTTTTTATCCGCTATATTAAGAGCGACTTCACCGTCTTCTAAATTAGAAGTCGTCGGGACTGTCGCTGCTACCGTCGATCTCTTTAGTTTGATTCTCGTTGCCATCTAAAGCATTCTCAGATTGTTGGTCAGTGCTCATACTATTTAACTGAGTTTGTAAATCTTGGATTTGTGCCTCCATCATTACATTTATCAGTGTCAATTCAGAAATTTTCTTTTGTAGTATAGAAATAACAATTTTTGCGTCCATGTTCTAAAACGTACCACCGTCGATTGTGTCAGTCCACACAGGTACACCCGCTGCTGTAACTGTAAGCACTTGGAATGATGTTGTCGCATCAGCACCTGTGCCAGGTGAACTCATATTTGCCTCTGCAGTTACCTGTAAAGGATTTGTACCGTTACCATAAACGATACCATTTGTAGTAAATGTACCAGCTCCAGTACCACCGAACTGAACCTCAAGGTCAGTATCGAGTTCTAGATCACCTAGTACAACTGTACCACGGTTACCTGTTACACCAAATACAGTGTTTGTATCTGTTGCATCTTCAATGAATGTCCATGCACCAGCTCCATCGGCACCACCTGTACGGTCATAACCGAAGAAACCAAACTTGTTAGTTCCAGATGCATTGTAGTGAACCTTAACACCACGATCTAGTGCATCATCAGCACCACTTACTGTAACAAGAACAGAACCAGCTGCCATTGTTTGAGATAAGTTGTTGCTTAATGTAACTGTTTTAGTTCCAGTATTAATAGAAGAAATAGTTGTGCTGTTAGGAATTCCTGCAGTTGTTGAGGTAACTGAGTCACCAACTTGTAGTTGATCTACAGCATCTACAACAACGTCTGGTTGCCCACCAGTTGCTTCCGCAGTCAGTGTGACAGGAGTTGTTGGATCTCCTAGTTCGATTGTAGGATCGTTAACTGACATTGAAGCAGAGTTCACTGTAGTTGTGGTTCCATCAATCTGTAAGTCACCTTTAATAATAACAAGACCACCCGCATCAGTTGTAGGGTCAGGGTCAAGTATTAATTCTTGTACACTGTTTATTGTAGATAATGTATTACCATCTAACTTAAGGTTATCAATTTGGATGTCACCAGTCTGTTGTGTACTACCAGAAATATTGGTTTGTCCGTTAAAGGTAACATTATTTTGGAATGTAGTTGTTGCATTAACATTTAATGAGTCACCAGCTGCTGTACCAATAGTGGTGTTGTCATCTACATTCAAATCTTTGATGTGTGCAGTTGCAGCAACACCAATACCACCCGCAACTGTAAATGCTGCTGTAGCAACGTTAGAAGCGTCTGTGGTGTCTGCAATATTGACTTGGACACCAGTGCCATAGTTCCAGTCTGCACCCTCTACTTGGATCTTGTCAGTAGTTGTCTCGTCATATCTGATAGAGGCATCCTTTGTGTTACCAAAGTTTAGTTTCATATCATCAGCGATACGCAAGTCAGGGGTTCCTGCTACACGCTTGATGTCTAAAACTGCATCTGAGTCATTGAATGAGAGTTCTACATCTCCTGTAGTTCCAAATTCTAATTCTTGTCCATCTTCGATGAC